CTAGTCTTGCATTTGCTACAGTTCCAGATAACTGAGAAGCATCTATAGTTTTATTTGTTAATGTGTCTGTGGTAGCTCTACCAACAATAGTATCTGTAGTAGCTGGTAGTGTTAGTGTAGTATTACCAGCAAAGTCAGAATGTGCTGGTGCTTTTAAAGCTGCATAATGTGCATTTGAACTTTCACAATACATTCTAAGTTCTGATTGTGCTCCAGTGTTTTTAAGTTCTATAACACCACCATTTACAGTAAGATCGTCACCTATAGATAAGTCTGCACCTAGTGTTGCATTACCACTAGCATCTAAAAATACTGATTTTGACGCAGGTATCGTACAAAATATAGTTTTTGTACCAGCACTAAAGTTAACTGCATTATCACTATTTGAACTACTAATAACTGTTGTTCTAGCTATCGTACTAGAATCACTGCTAAGTGTACCTAAACCAACCTCAAATTCTGCAGATCCTGGTAATGTAATAGCGTAGTATGTTGTATTAGAATTACCAACGCCAGAACCAAAAGTCTCAAATCCAGTAACTGCACCAGCTAGTGTTAGTGTGCCAGTGCCAGTTGTGGTTGTTGTTTCTTTTACTCTATCGTTTAATACTAACGCCATTATTTAAGCTCTATTGTTAAGTTACCTGCATTAATTCTAAATATATCACCACTCGCTATTGCTTTACTAGCATCTAATGCTCCTACAAATAATATATTACCACCACTAGATGCGTCTGCAATAAATACATGAGTAATTGTATTATTAGTTCCACCAGAAGCTGGGAACTCAATATTAGATGCGTTTATTGCTGTTTGTGTATCTGTAGAGTCTGCACCTATAGTTGTCCAACTAGAAGCACCTACTTGTTGTCTTGCGTAATTTGTAAAAGTTGCTTCTGTTACAGATCCAGTTTCTGCTGCACTTACTGCTGTTGCAAGTCCTACATAAATACTGTCTCCAGGCGATGAAAAGCTGAGAGAATTATTTTTAAAAATAAAATGTAATAATCTTCTCTCTAAGTAATTGGTTGCTGCATTTGCTGTTGCCATTTTTTACTCCTATGTTCTCGGTCTCGATGGTAGACCAACTCTATAACCATCTGTATTCTCTCTTGCTTCTCCTAAGTCTTTTGCTCTTTCTAAATACTGCGTATATAAACCATTATAGTTTTGTATTACATCTGGTTCACCTTTCATAAAAGTGTAAGCCTCTACTAGTGAACCATATAATAAAGCAAAAGGAACATTCGTACTCATCCATGTTGTTCCACCATCTGCTCCTGCCGTAATACTAGCAGGTCTATGATAATAATTTAATTGAAACGCATAGTTAGAGTTAGGAGTTGGAGCAACAATAAAATTATCCTCATCAAACCTAGCATAGTATTTTGGCACACCTGTAGTTGTTGATGCAGGTGTATGCTCTCTAATATAATTTACATCTTTTTGTAATAAAAAACTCTCGTTACCAGAAGCTGTTATTTGAAAAGAAAAAGAAGCTAAATAATCTGCTGGTGTTGTTACAAAAGGATCTGCATTAGTAAAAGCAGAGGTTGCGTTTTTTCTAAAAATATCTAAATCTATACTTTTAAATATTTTTTCCTCTGCTGCTTTGATAAAGCTGTTTATATTATTTACAAAAACAGTTTCGCTATTATCTGTATAATCTTGTATAGCTGTTTTTAGTGTTGCAAATGTAAAGCTCATTTATACTTCCAGTGTAACTGCTCCTGCTGTTGCGTTATCTCCACCACCTCTTTGACTGCCAATAGTAGCAGTTCCACTACTTGCTGTAAATGTATAAGTATTATCATCTACTTTTGTAATACTATATCCTGCACTTTGTGTCAATACTGTAGCTGAAAACCCATCGAATCCTAATGCTTTTCTAAAACGAACTGTATCACTTGTAGATCTTCCATGATTAGGTTCTATTACAGTTATAACTGCTGAACCACTTGATCCAGAAGTAAATGGATTTATTCCTAATAAATTTTCTACACTACCGTCACTTCGTGTATCAGGTCTTGCATCCCTTAGAGCTTGTGCATCAATAACTGTTCTATGAGGATCTAATTGTTCGTGTTTTGCCTCATATTCAGAAATATGAACGATAGATCCATTCCATTCTTTTATTCTTTCTTTATATGGAAACCTCATACCACTTCTATCTGATATAAAAAAGGCATGTTTTCCACTTGAATAAGCCATTAAATATACCTCTCATAAGGTAATAATTTTAAACTTGTTCTATCTCTATCTTCAGTTGCTGCTCTATCAAACTCTTCATCGTATATCGCTTTTAATATTTGTATTCTATCTGGAGCTTTTTTTATAGCTAAATAATAAGCTAATCCTGCAGCAAGGCAAGGATAGAATCTAAAAGGAACATCTACTGTGTTACTAGCAGAATCAGCATCTTCTATTCTAGTTAACCTGTCAACAACTAAAGTATATGTTGCATTAGGAGTAGGAAAAACACGAAATTTAGGTGTTATTTGTCTATCAACATAATATTGTGTAGGCTTTCCTTGAGATAGTTTACTCGATAAATTTAAATATGTATCACGACCAATTCTATTTACCGTTACATCTAATTGATTAGAAGACCCTGCGTTTTCTCTAATAACTGCAGATAATATATCTATTGTATCTGCATCAAGTGTATATTCAGTAGTGCCTTGAGATAGTGTGATAGAAGTTTGGGTAATAGTCCAACGATTTAATCCTCTGTTCGCCCAATCTGCAAACATAAGATTTAGAGATCGTTTTGCTGTTCTAAGATCATATCCTGTTCGTATTTCTAAGCCACAACGCTCAAAAGCCTCTTCGATATAATCATCTACAGCAAGTTCGAAATCTGTTGAACCAGAAGTAGCCATTACTTATCTTCCTTATATTCCATATAGCCACCCATCATACGCTTTTCTATTTCTTCATCCATAAAACCACCTTTTGCCATTTCTGTAACATCCATTAGTTTTCCAGGATTCAAAGGTGTTATTAAAGCTGGATCTGGAACCATTCTTCTCGGAGGACCACTCGGATTACCACCAGATAAACCCCCTCTCATCATACCTTTTACACCTTGTTCTTTTTTTACTCTATTGATGGCACCCATAAGTCCACCACCTTTTTTACCTTTAACAACTGGATTAGCCTGTGGGTTATTTTTATTCATGCTTTTCTCCTTTTCCTTCTTAATGGTTTTACGTTTCTTGGTTTACCTTTACTTGGTTGTCCTAATGCTACCTTTTGTCTTATCCTACTCTTTTTTTCTGCAGATGTCATCTCTTTTGTTGTTTTTGGTGTTTTAGAAGAAATACGTTTACTTGGTCTACAATAAGGAGTTCCTC